ATGGTAACGATTGAGAAACTGCGCCACGATGCTTTGCAGGTGCTGCGCCCCCCACCGTCCGTTCCCTTGTCCGAATGGTGCGAGGCAAATATCACGATCCCGCAAACGTCCAGCGCAACCCCCGGAAAAATGCGTCTTTGGGCATTTCAGCAAGCCATTGCGGACGCCATGACTGATCCCTCGATCAATGAGATCGTGATTCAGAAATCGGCGCGCGTTGGTTTCTCGCAATTGCTTATGGGCTTCATCGCCCACCAAGTCGCCACCTCACCATGCCCAATTCTGGTCACACAGCCGACTCACGATGATGCCCGCGCATTTTCGGTGGATACGGAGGCGCTATTTGAGGCCAGCCCGTCACTGCGTGGCCTTATTTCTGACGGTGCCGATGATACGGGCAGATCTACCCTCATGCGCCGTCTGTTCGCTGGCGGGTCTCTGGAATTCCTGAGCGCATCGAGTCCGCGCTCATTTCGTCGAAAACTTGGTAAGATTGCAATTGCAGACGAGATTGCGGCTTATGAGATGAGCGAGGAGGGTTCTATCCTTGATTTGCTGCGCATGAGAACGCAAACGTTCCGCGATAGAACTCTGGTGTTTGGCGGCACTCCCATTTTTAAGGGCGATGCCGTGTGCGCGATGTATGAAGACTCTGACCAGAGAATCTACGAGGTGCAGTGTTGTGAGTGTCAAGATTTTGCGGAAATCCAATGGAAGGATCTAGAATTCGAAAAAGACGACTTGGACAAAGGCGTTAATTGGATATGCCCGAATTGCGGTTGTGTTATTCCAGAATCACGCAAGGCCGAGATGGTTGATAATGGCAGATGGCGCGCCACCAATCCCGAGAACAAGACCCGCGTTGGATTCAAACTTAATTCTCTAATCTCGCCCCATTGGAATGCCAGATGGCAAGTGATTGTCGCCGAGTTCTTGAAAAGCAAAAGTGACCCTGCCGCCCTGCAAGCCTGGACTAACCTGTTGCTGGGCGAGGGGTGGGAAGCGACTGGCGAAGGCATCTCCGAGTCCGCTCTGACGCTTGTTCCCGCAAGTCTCGACAATATTCCCGAGGGGGCGCTCTATCTCACGGGCGGCTGTGACGTGCAGGCCGATCGTCTTGAGATCTCAACCGTCGCTTGGGATGCGGAGGGGCGCGGCACAGTTCTGGCGCATGAGATCGTTTATGGGGATCCGCTGCAAAATGACGTTTGGGTTGCGCTAGCCGACCTTATCGCACGCCGATTCAACCACCCCCGAGGCGGCACTATCACATATGATAAAGTCTTTGTGGACGCGGGCGATGGCGTCCGGGCTGCGTCGATCCAATCTTTCTGCCGGGGGCGTGCCCCGCAGGTGTTCCCGTCAAAAGGTGTGAGTGGATGGAAGCAACCCCCTGTCGCGTTGGGCAAGGCCGCTGACAAGACCGTGCGCTTGCAGTTGCTGGGCGTGGACGGTCTCAAGGATCGCGTGCACCGCATGGCAACCGCTGGAACGCTGCAATTCTCTGAAAGCCTGCCGCCGGGTTACTGGGCACAATTGGCGGGCGAGGAGATTCGCGTCCGTTATAGTCGTGGTTTCGCTATCCGCGAATGGCATCAGATCACGGGCAGGCGTTCCGAGGGCTTAGACTGCGCAGTTATGGCGCTGGCGGCGAAACACCTGATTCATTGGAATCCAGATCGGCGGGCGGAAGAATTGTCATCTGCCGCCGCGCCGAAGAAAGCGCCTGCCGTTATTAGGAGTCGTTGGTTGAGCGGTGGTTAAAGGAATCCATGGCTGTCAAATGGTTTGTCAAATGGCCCTTTCCCATCCTTAAAATAGTATATCTGCTTTTCCTCGTCGCCGACCTTGTGACACAAATCATAATTTTGCGTCTGAGAAAAAACAACATACTCGGATCCATTAATTCGGTATGTGATGCCAATATTATTCAAATCGCTTGCTCCTTTATGCATTCACCGCTGAATCGTAATGTATGGCATAGCGCCGTCAAGCAGCGTCGCACCTACGTTTTCCGCAGTCAACGCCGCGCTGTCGTCATCAATATCCCCCACGTCCGGGCTTGAGGAGTAAAAAGGCATACTCATGAACTTGTCGCCGCTGCGCCCGATCACAAGGCAGGCGTGCCAACCCTCGACGGATCGGCCACGGAACTGCATTTGTCGCTCTTCTGCGCTGGCGGGCCTAAGCCACCAGGTGCGTGTCGGGAAGCGTTTGGCGAAACGGCGGTCAACTTTGGCGGGCATGGCTTCTCTCTGTGATGGGCTTCTAACCAATAGAAAACGCCCACTCCGCTGGACGACCAGAACAACGGAGTGGGCGTTCCACCGCGCGCCCCAACTGGTGAAGACGATCAGCGCGCGGATCTGAATTGGGGTTGGAGGGGCGACCGTGAAGCCGCCCCGCCGCTGTCTTAAGGAGAGTCACCACACCGCTGTGGGTGCAACCTGTGTCGCAGATTTTGCTGGACAATACAAATCAAAAATGATTAATAGCAGAAATGAATAGCGGAGTAGCACTGATGACTTACACCCTGGCTGAGATCGCCGCCAAGTTCGCCCGCCTTGATGCCGTGCCGGATGAACACAGCGCGCAATACCTGACCACTCTGCGCAACCTCACGCAGCGGCACCACCTTCCGCCGACCGAACAGATCGGCAGATCCTTCATTTATAACGACGCTGCCGCTATCACGATCCGACTGGCTCAGATCGCCGCAGAGTTTGGCTTGCCCCGAACTACGATTGACACCCTGTCGCGTTGGCTGACCAACTCGGGCAACCGTCGCCGCAAGGTGGAGGGCGGCTTCATGGGCGTGGCCCGCGCCGAGGAAGCGATTGAACGCGCCACGGCAGGCGAGACATTCAATGTCTATATCGTCATGCATGCCGACCGTTCGGTTGCCGTGAAAGCCGACTGGACTCCCGACCGTCCGAAAAGTGAACGGGTCATCAATGCCAGCCCCGAGATCAGCCCTGAGATTGCCCGGTTCTCTCTTCCGGCCTCTCGCCTGATCTCGGAAATCCTGCCCCTGCTGAAAGCCTGATCACATGGGCATTCTGTCTCGCCTTCTGAACCGCAATGCCCCCACGCCTGCAAAGCGCAGTTACGATGCGGCAACGCCTGCCCGCACCCGGTTCAACGGTGGGGCAAACCGTTTTGGGCCCTATGGTTCCGAAACTGCCGCAGCAAATCCCTCGATCCGCAGCCGGGCACGCCACGCCGCCGAGAACAACGGCCTTGCCACCAGCGCCATTGCGGCGTGGGTGGACGCGGCTGTCGGACCCGGCATCCTGCCGACCAGTCAGCACCCGGACCCAGAGACCCGCGCGACCCTCGACGCCTATTTCAGCCAATGGGCAAAACGCGCTGATGCCTCTGGTCGCACCGACTTCTGGGGCCTGCAAGCCGCCGCCGTCCGCGCTGAACGCATTGACGGGGAGGCGCTGCTGATCTGGCGTGGCGACAGGCTGTTGCAGATCCCGCCCGAACAGATTGCCGACCTTACCACGGACTCCGCAGTCTCTGGCGTTGAACTGGACGACGACGCACGTGCAACCGGATTCTGGGTCCATCCTTCGCGCCCCGATGGGATGAATGCGCAATATGCGTCGCCCGTGTTCGTGCCCGCCGATGAAGCGATGCATGTTTTCCAATCCAACGGCCCGGGGCAGGTGCGGGGCGTCTCTGCTCTTGCCCCGGCGCTGCTGGCCCTGTCTGAACTGGACTCGACCGAAGACGCGCTTCTGACGCAAACGAAGATCGCCGCCCTGCTCAGTGTGATCCTGACAAATCAGAATGATCTAGCCGGTGATGACCCGTTGCAGGATGGTCAGGGTCTCGAACCCGGCTCAATCCTGCGCCTGCCGGGGAACTGGAATGTCTCGACCGTCGCGCCCCAGCAATCCCAGCAAGCGGGGGAGTTCCTGCAACACCTGACGCGCCGCATTGCGGCTAGTGTGGGCGTCCCGGTGCATCTGGTGGATGGAAACCTGACCCAGGCGACATATTCCAGCCTGCGGGCCGCGCTTGTCAGCTTCCGTCAGCGCGTGGAGCGCTATCAGTTCCAGACCCTTGTGCCGCAATTCCTAGATCCCGTTTGGCGCAGGGTGGCGACGATGGCCGCTCTTGAGCATGGGCTAGAGATCACGCCCGCGCTTTTCGCGGTGGAGCATATCCCACCCGCCCAGCCGTGGGTTGATCCTGCGAAGGACGCCGAGGCGACAATCACGCTCATGGGAGCGGGTCTTATGTCTCGCCGTCAGGCAGTGGCCGCTTTGGGCTACTCGATCGAGAATCTGGACGCCGAGATTGCCGCCGATCGTCAGCGGGAAGCCGACCTGGGGCTGTCTTTCGGGAATCCTTCAATGGAACAAAAGGAATCCAAAGCATGAACATAAGGCTGACGGGAAATCCTGAAAAGGCGACACACATTCGCAACGTAACGCCCAAGCCGGTGGATACTTCCGCAGGCGAACGGTTCATGCGCACCGCGCCGCGCTTCGGGGATCTGGATGAATCCGAACGAACGTTCAAGGCAACCGTCGCAACCTCGACTCCCGTCCTGCGCAGAGACGCGAGGGGAACATTCTGGGAAGTTCTGGACGCGAACGGGCTGATCCTCGATTCAGGGCTCAATGCGCCGCTGTTGCTGGATCACAAGCAGGGTGCCCGCGAAACCGTTGGCCGTGCTTTCGATTTCCAGATTGACGGTTCTGCCGTTCATGCCTCGCTGCGCCTTGGCATGGCTGACGATGTGGAGCCGATTTTCCAGCGCGTCAAGGACGGCACCCTGCGTCACGTCTCCGTGGGATACGCCGTCCTGCAATGGGCTGAGTCCCGCAACGCCGAAGGCCAGCGCGTCAAGACCGCCACCAGATGGCGGCTCTTGGAAGTCTCACTAACCCCAATCCCCGCCGATCCCCAAGCAACTATCACTAGGAGTGCAGAAATGCCTTTCGACAATCCAGAAGACCGCGACCTGTTCGTGATGAATATCCGCACCCTTGCAGGGTTGCCGGAAGCATGGGCGGACGATCTGCCCGAAGATGCCGATGAGGACGCTATCCGCACCGCAGCCCGTGAGGCTCTGGCACAGCGCAGCGCGCCGAAGATCACCATCCGCCGCGATCACACCGACCCGGCCCAGATCCAGACTCGCGCCGCCGATGCCCTCAGCTACCGCATGGGCGGGCGGGCCGATCTGCCCGAAGCATCGCGCGAGTTCGTCAACATGTCGCTGATGGATCACGCACGGGATGCCGTTCAGCGCACGGGTGTCAGCACACGCGGCCTGTCGGCGGATGAGGTGCTTGCCCGCGCCATGACGACTTCCGACTTTCCGCTGACCGTCGCCAATGCTGCGGGCAAGGTTGCGGCGGACGGCTATCAGGCGGCAGAGACGGCGCTCAAGCCTCTGTTCCGCCAGCGCAGCCTTTCCGACTTCAAGACCTCGACTGCCGTTCGCCTTGGCGGCATGGGCCAGCTTGAGGAGATGACGGAATCGGGCGAGTTCAAGGCCGTGTCGCGCGGTGAGGCGGGGGAGTCCCTGCAGCTGCGCACGTTCGGGCGCCGTCTGGATCTGTCGCGCCGTCTGATCGTGAACGATGACCTGAGCCTTTTCGCGGATACTACGCGGGCGCTTGGCGAGGCTGCGGCACAGACGGAAGCCGCGCTGATGGCCGATCTTCTGACGGGCAACGACAAGCTGTCTGACGGCAAAGCACTCTTCCACGCCAGCCGGGGCAACGTGCTGACCTATGCAGTGGATGCCGAGCGCGCCGCGGCTTACATGTCGCTGATCCTCGCCCTTGATGAGGGTCGCAAGATCATGCGCAATCAAAAGAACCTCGATGGCGTCACGCCGATCGTGGCCCGCCCGAAATACGTCATCGCTGGACCCGAGACGGAGTCGCTGCTGGGCTCGATCACGGATTACGACTCGTCGTTCGTGAACCCGCTCGACATGCTGACCTGGCGCAAGGAAATCAGCGTTCTGATTGATCCCCGGATCACCGACAAGACGATTTACCTTGCCGCTGACCCGGCAGCCTGCGCCGTGTTCAATCAGGCGATTTTCGCCGCTGCCCCCGGCCCGCAGATCCAGCGTCAGGAAAGCTGGGATACGCTGGGCGTTTCCTTCCGCTGCTGGATGGACACGGGCGTTGGCTTCGCGGGCTGGCGCGGCATCGTCAAGATCGGTGGTTAGTAATGGCGGACGTGCAAACCCTGCGCGATTACCGCGACAAGCTGCAGGATGCCCGGTTCTCGGGCGTCCGCACCTTCCGCGACTCCAATGGTGAGGAAATCACCTATCGGTCGCAAGGCGAGATTGAGCGGGCTATCGCCGCAATCGACTCCGAAATCGCAACTCTGCAACGCGGGCGCAATGCGCTGATCCGCCTGCAAACCTCGAAAGGTCTCTGAAATGGCAACCAATTTTGTGCAACCCGGTCATAACCTGACCATCCCGGCCCCTGCGGCTGTCCTGTCGGGTGAACCCGTCACCGCTGGCGAGATCGTCGGCATCGCTCTGGGGGACGCCGCTATCGGGTCGCCTGTGGACGTGGCAACCGAAGGCGTCTGGGAACTGCCGAAAGTCGCTGACGCGATCATCCTTGGCGAAATCGTCTTCTGGGATGCAACCGCCAAGTTGGCGACCGCCACCGCCACCGATAACATCAAGCTGGGCGTGGCCGTCGCTGACGCCGCCGCCTCGACCGCAACTGTCACCATCCGCCTGTCGGGCTTCTGAGGAGATCGCATCATGGCAAAACTCTATGCGAAAACTCAGATCATCCTCCCCGGCGATGTGATCGTTCCGAAAGGTTCGGTGTTCGACGCCACGCCGCAACAGGCCAAACAGTTCGACCACCTGAACGCGGCCCGTGTTGCAACGGCTGCCGAGGTGAAGGCGGCGGAAGAGGCTCAGGCGAAAGCTGACGGGCTGGCCTGATCCTGATGCAAACCCAAGTTCGCCCCTCTGCACCGATTGCACCGCCGACTCGGCGGGGGCTGTCGCGTGTAGAGGCGGCGGCTTATATCGGCGTCAGCCCCTCGACTTTCGACAAGATGGTGCAAGCTGGCGAAATGCCCGCTCCCAAGCGTGTGTATGCTCGTGTTATCTGGGATGTGCGCGCTTTGGACTTGGCATTCGACGACCTTCCGGGTGACGATTCGACCTCTGACAACAACAGTTGGAGCGATCTGTGAAACAGTTACGAAAACCGCCCAAATACTGCCAAGGATTCGAGGATCGGCACGGCAAGGTGCGATGGTATTACCGCCGCCCGGGCTTCCCGCGTGTGCCTCTGCCCGGCTTGCCGTGGACTCCCGAGTTCATGGCGGCATATGAGGCTGCGCAGAACGGGGAAAAGCTGGAAATCGCGAAAGACAGAAACGTTCCCGGCAGCATCGCGGCACTTGTCGCCAGCTTCTACCAGACAAGCGACTTCAAGGGTCTGAGCGATTCCACGAAAGCGACCTATCGCGGCATCATCGAACGCTTCCGTGCGGATCATGGGCACCGCCTTGCCAAGGAGATGCAACTGCAGCACGTTCAGAACATCGTCGCCAAGAAGGCGGACACGCCCGCCGCAGCTAACAACCTGCTGCGGATGATCCACCTTTTGATGCGTCACGCCGTGGATCTGGGCTGGCGGCGCGACGATCCGACTCGGGGCGTCCGCAAGGTGCGCAACAAGACGGAAGGCTTCCTGACGTGGGAAGAGGAGCATATCACCGCCTTTGAAGCGCACCACAAACCGGGCACCCGCGCGCATCTGGCGCTTTCGTTGCTGCTCTATACGGGCCAGCGCCGCAGTGATGTTGTGCGCATGGGGCGGCAACATGTCCGCAACGGCGTTCTGTCGATCACGCAACAGAAGACGGGGCAGGACGTGCATATCCCGCTGCATAGTGATCTGCGGGTTATCCTTGATGCTTTGCCGCTCGACAATCTCAGTTTCCTTGTCACCGCTCAGGGCAGGCCGTTCACCCCGGCGAGCTTCACGAACTGGTTCAGGGAGATGGTGCGCGAAGTGACCACCGAAGAAAACGGTGTGAAGAAACAGGTTCTGCCTGATAAGCTGTCACCCCACGGGTTGCGCAAGGCGACCTGCCGTCGATTGGCAGAAGCTGGATGCACCCCGCATGAAATCATGGCTATTTCGGGCCATAGATCGCTTGCCGAAGTGACTCGTTACACGGTTGCGGCAGGCCGAAAAGACCTAGCGAAGCGGGCAATCGCTTCACTTGACAAGAAAGAAGGGTGA